GAGCGAGACATCGTGTGTGTGGCCGTAGTAGATACACACCCCGTAATGCTCGACCATCCGCGCCGCATGGTACTTTGACACGATGCGGCCATGCGTGAAGTAGGCGTTCCCAAGCCGGAACAACTTGCCCTTCTCCCACGATGGCACCCACTCGATCTTGCGCTCTGCCAAGTGTAGGTTGAGCGGCACGTCCAGATGCTTCTTTAGGCCTGGGCGCTTCTCCGCGTAGGACACGGCTCGGTAGTCGTGGTTGCCTTGCAGCAGAACCATCCTCGCCGCCGGATTCTTGGCCCGCGTCAGGGCAACGTGGCGCGTCAGGATCGCGTTGCCAGCCGCAAAGGTTGAGGCCACGTCCTCCGTGACCGCCCCGGGCCTTCCCTCCACGAACGAGCTCAACTCGTTGAAGTCCAGAAAGTCCCCAAGGTTGAGATAACCGTCCCATCGGTGCGCGGCCATGTAGGATTCGACCGCCGCCATGGAGCGAGTGTCGTGGTATGGAATTTGCATGTCGGGGAGGATGATCCATCGCTGCCCCTCCACCTAGCCGCGCTTCCGCAGGGCCAGCACCACGAGCGCGCCCACCGCCGCGGCCACTACCACGGCGATCACACACCCAACGGTCAGGCCGATGTGGAGTTCCATGTCACCTCACCCTCTTCCACGACCCGTCGCTCTGGACGACGTACTCTCGCCCATCCTTCTGGGTCACGACCGTGCCCGGCGGGTCGATCTTGAGCCGCCAGCGCGTTGAGTCCTTCATCGCGTCTTGCACTCGTTTCGTGCCCGATGCTCGCAAGAGGCAATTCGAATGTCCTCGATGAGACGATCCGCAACGGATTCTGATTTTCGGTACTGCCGCCACGGATTCTCCATGTCAACATCATTTCCGCAATTCATACAAGTCAGGGTGATTCGAAGACCATATACCAGCGGCTTCTCCATCACGTCTCCGGTGCCACGTCTTGAGCCAGATACGCCACGGGATTGACCCACGCCTTCAATTCGAGGTGGACGTGGTTTGGCATCGGCCCCTTGCCGGGTGACTTAGCCGCGTAGTACGCCGTGACGTTCTGGACCTGCCCGATGCGGTCGCCGGCCTTCACGGTCGTCCCAACGTACACGTCGGGGTCAACGTAGAGGATCTTGACGTAGTATTCGGCGTATGGGCCGTCGCCCTGAATGTGGATGGACCCGAGGCTGGAGCCGGGGTAGGCCGTGCCAACGACGACGACGCGGCCGCCGATGGGTGCAAGAGCAATGTCGCCTGGTTGGGCGAGGAAGTCGCAGCCGAGGTGCCTGCGAAGGCCACCATCACGGCTTGCCCCGAAGCCGCCGGACCCCCAAGCGTCTACGCCCCGGAGGCCCCGGTAGGGACTTGTCGGCGGGCCTACCTCTACGGCCATCACCCCCATTATACGCCTGTTCGCCCGGACAGGGCCATGTCTGGCGGCGGGACCACACCCAATGCTCCAGGCGGCCCGTGCCGTTACAGCGAAGGCATGGCCCGGTGTGCCGACCTGACCGCATCATCCATCGCCCCCTGCACGGCCCGCATCACGTCGTCCACCAGGAACGCCTCGTTGATATGCCCGTTCTTGCCGGCAAACTTGACCAGCATCTTGAGCCCGAGGACGATGGGCTGGAGTTGCGAGAGCGGGAGAATTAGGGTGACTCTTGGGTCGGTTGGGTCGTCCACTCTATGGCCTCCTGAAATTGTATCCGCCACGCCTTGCCCTCTGCGCCCATTCCTTCGGCTCCGGCGGAAAGTCCGCGGTGTATCCAAACCGCCTCGCGTGGTTATAGTCCTTGACCACCCAGAGCGCCCACATTAGTTGGGCCGTCCCCACCCCGTTCGGCCCGCGCTTCCGGTGCGTGAGGGGCCGCTTGTAGACGGAATCGAAGCCCTCGGGCATGGGGCGGCGGCCGGGCCAGTCATCGGACATCGCTCGGCCACGGCCCTCTCACCACGTTGTCATCTTTTTTCCAGTCCTCGACGATCAATCCACCACAGCGTCCACAGCGCCATGCGACCATCGTCGCGTGTTCAAGCCGTTGACAGTCAGACAACGGATGACGGCAGTAGTCCAGGGGCGAATCGCCACTGGCGGAGAGAGGACGTGCATCGCACTGGAACTCCTTCACTTGGATGTGTGAACTCCACCACCGCTTAATGGTCAGGAACATGGGCGCTAGTCGTTCACCAACACGCCCTCCACGCTCCACCTCTCGAACTTCCCGATGCGCCCGTTAGGCCACTGTCGGCGGATCTTGCCGTGGGCGTCGTCGAAGTCGTCCGCCTGAACAATGACTGTCATTGCGTGTTCCGTGACTCCGCTGCCGAAGGTCATCACTACATAGTAGAACTTGCCCTCTCTGATCATGCGCCACCTCCCGCAACGTGTTTCAGAAACGCCATGAGCCACCTCAACGTGACCCTCTCAGAATACGCCCGCGTCCCGCAGAAGAAGATCGGGATCCGGTAGGTGCAACTCCACGAGACGTAGGAGCCGACCGCTTGAGCCGCCGTGATGCGGGTGCGGGGCGGCGGGACCGCGAAGTCCGCGAGGTCGGCTTCAATAACCACAGCCGGTCGCTCAATTTCACCAAGGCGGCGTAGACATCGCTCAAACCTATCGCGGCCCGCTCCCACGCATCCGTAGGCGTCGGCTTTCGACTTCCGCTCAACCGCGACACGGTTTTCGTAGCCGACAAGCGAATAGTCCCCGGTGTCAAGTTTCCGCCGCTCAGTGAAAAAACCGTCGAAGCCATAGGCTAGTTGCTCCCGCGTGTCGATGACGATGGCCGGGATTTCGGACGGACGTAATGCAGCGCGGGCGGTTCCCCCGCCTTCCGGTGTTTCTTGCACCCATGATGATTATAGCCCCTGCGCCCAATCGACGCCTTCCAGCAGAACGTGGGCGAGCACTCCCCGCAGACCGGGCAATGCTTCGTGCCGCTACGCTGTCCGCCCTTGCTGCCGGGCCAGCTGCCGTGGTTCATAGGAATAACACGCAGGGTTGGTGCCAAGGGGAGGAATCGAACCTCCACGGCCTTGCCGACTTCCGGGTTACAGCCGGATCCCTTAGCCATTCGGGCACCTTGGCTTGGTGTGACGCGGGGACTCGAACCCCACCACGCGGGCCACAGCCGCGGACTCTATCCAGTTGAGCTAACGTCACCGTACTCATCCCACCAACTTCACATGCCACCACCACTCGAACAACTCCAGCATGATTCGTCTAGCACACTTTTCACACAAAACCACTTTCTCATCCGCATCGGAAAAGTTGTCATTCGGATGCACCGCCTTCCGGTCACATCCCACGCACTTATCTTCGATCTTCATCCGACAATCCCCTTCCTGCACCGGCACCGACCGTTGCACCTCAGTTTGGGTAGCCCTGGCCGCGGTATCTTGGCGATGTGCTGGAGCCGTTCGTTGAGGCGGTCTGTGTTAATCCACGGCACACCCGCCTTGAGCGCGGCCTTGACTTCGTGCTTGAGGGTGATGACCTCGCGGCGGATGGCGAGCGCCTTCGTCCAGCCGGGCGGGGAGGAGTAGAGTTGGGCGCTCAAAATGATGTGCCCTTTGCCTGCGTCCAGCACACCCTCTGCACCGGACAGTAATCGCACCCCGTCTTGCCCCCGCCGTACACGAACGACTCCCCGGTGAGCGGCATGTCCTCCCACTTGACCTCTTGGCGCTTCCACCGGCCCATCCAGACGAGGCTGTCCCGAACCGTGGCCGTCCCTTCGTGCGGACGCATGGCAAGCGCCCAATCCAGCGACGGCAGGGGATCAACCATGTGAGGCGTCAACCCAGGGCTCGCCGCGTTGTGATACCACACCATGCCCCGCGTAGGCCGCCACCCCAAGGTCTGTTGCATTAACTCGCCACCTATGGCAAGTTGGGCGACGGCTTCATCCTTCGGTTTCTCCTTGACGTACTTGACGGCGAAGTCGTTGGTGTTCTTCCAGTCCTCGATGAGTCCCAAGGCTGGACGTAGGCGGTCAACGCTCGTGATGATTCCATCGCCAGCGATGGTGCCACCAACCTCAACCTCTACATTATTATCGCTGGCCACTTCCTCCATATAGGCGTGCCACGCCGTCCCGGTCAACGGCGCGTTGAGCGTGAGCGGGTCCACCGCGTAATCGACCTCGTGCTTTATTGCCGCAGCACGCGGGCATCCTAGAGTGTCGGTGATGCCAATGGCGCGCTGGCCGAAGCGGTAGTGGCTGCGCTCGGAGTAGAGTACCGCAGCAGCGAAGTCCGGGTGGATCTTGAGGCCGCAGTCCGTGGTCTCGAAATGGTCCAGCGGCACTTCGCGGCCGCCGCAGGGCTTACAGATCCAGGCGGTTATCGGCATCGTCTATTAGACAAAGCAATATTAGACAAACCAAGCCCAAAGTTGATTCCGGCGCAAACACAGACGAACCCGAACGCCGCGATGCTATACCACAGACCTTTGTATATTCCTGGCAGGTTGAACAGCGCCAAGAATATACACACCACTCCAAGTAGATATTGCATGTCACCTCACTCTAGCGGGGCTCTGCCCCGCACCCCGGAATTTGTTGCCATGTAGAGCAGGCTTGACAGCAACAACAACGGCCACTATACTGACCATCGACCGTGCTCTGCGGGAACGCAACACGGGGCCAGTAAGAGCAGGCGGCGGGCGGCCTCCGGGTTTCCCGCCGTTTGTTTTTCCTGCTCTGTCTGGCAGTAAATTCCCGCCGGAGGCTTCGTCATCAGAACGGTATGTCATCCTTGCCCTGCGCCGCCACCGCCCCGCCGGCGTGCTTGGCGACGGCATCGGCCAGAGGCACCACGTTCGCCAGCCGCGGGAACCCCTGTTTGTCCTTCACGATGACCACACCGAGCTTGAACCCGCGGGTCAGCTTGGCCGGGTCGGCTACTTGATACATTGAGAGTAGATTCATCCTACATCGGAGTGAATTGCCGAGCCCCTTCATCTTCCCAAGGCCCATGGTGCCCTTCTGTGCCTCGTACTCTGCTAATGTTGGTATGTCGTCATTGAAGCGCGTGTTAAATTTCACCCCGCGGGCTGTCGTGAGTAGCAGGTCAACACTTGTGTACCCCCCGCCACCGTATTCGGGTGCCCAAGTGCCCTTGCTTACTTCTGCAACCTCCGCAACGTGCGTCCCCTCGCGGTCGTCCCGGTCAAGATCCGCCAGAATCCGGTTGACTTCATCGATGTTCAGTTCAGTGGACATGCACCCCATCCTCCAAGTTACCCTCGAGCGTTGAGTCCAACTTCTCAAGCATCTCCCGTATCTGCCGAATAATTGCGCCGCGCTCCTCCATGCTGGCGTCCATCGCGGCCAGCGCCATGATGAGGCAGCGGGCGTACACGATGGCGCTTATCGCCACAACGTTCATGCAGTCCCTCCCACGGCTTCCCCCACGATGTCCCCCGCCTCCTCCATGTGTTCCCGACACAGCGTCTCCTCGTCTACCCCGTGGCACCAGACCATATTAGCCGGATGCGCGTCGTACCAGCACCAGCAGCAGTGTGCGGATTCGGTCATTTGCCCTCCTTCTTGACCATATCCACTAGGGCGTGAATGATCACTTGGATGCACAACCCCGCGCCAATGATCCACCACCACGAGCGCGGCGTTAGGCCCCATCCATTGATCATGACAAGGATGGAAAGGCAGATGGCAGTTGCGAGAAGCGCAAGACTGGCTATTACCCTAGAGATCATTTCCGCCCTCCGTTGATCAGGTCAACGAACTCAGCCAAATCGAACCCGACAATCTCCTCCGGTATGACAATCCCCGCCGCCCGGTCCTCCCGTGTCCTGGCCAAATACATGCCAGACGGCTGAGTGCGTGCGATGAGTTGGTGTGCTGCATCGTAGTAAAGCGCCAGCGTGAAATCGAATGACGACATGACCGCCTTGAGACCCATGTTGCCCGGCACATCTGGTCCAAACGGCGGCTTTTTGGTGCGGTCATCGTTCTTCGTCTCGTCACTTAGGAAGTTGACGTAGAAGTTGCACCCCATGTTGACGATCATCGACCACAGCCGCTCGCAGATGATCCCGAAGTGGCCATAAATCTTCACCGTGTCGATATTCTTTTCCTTGCTGATGAAACGCTTGTAGATGACATCGTCTTTGTGGACGGTCTCTCCGCGGGCAACGATGTCGTGGATGCGGTCCACCTCAGTAATGTAGCGGTTGATCTCCCACTTGAGGATGCGCGTGGCTCCGTCGATGCAGACCCACTTGTCGGGCGTGTTGTGGTGGTCTACGACTGTCTTGATGGCGGCCCGGAACTCATCGAATGTCGCCACCGGAATGATGTTGGCTGCTGGCACTGTGGCCATCTTGCTCTCGATGGTCCCCAGGCCCTTCTCGCCGGAAATCACGACGACCGAATCAGCACCGAAGCGGTCTATGAGGTGGGCGATCTGGAGGGTTTTCTGCGTGGCAAACGAACCATGCAGCGCCACTTTCCGCGTTATCGCGGCTATCGGGGTAGGTGGGCTTGCGTCGGGTTGTGCCTGCGGTGCCGGTTCGGTCATCTTGGCTCCTTACACAACTTCGCTTCGTGCCATTTGACTTGTCGTTGTAGATCTGCCAGACACTTGCGGTGGTATGCAGCCATCCATGTCGCGTCCTTTTTTCTGCCCCTGAATTGGGACTCGAATGACATCTTGGCGTTGTGCTCGGCTACCGTGTGCAATTCGGCACGTCGGGCCTCTGCCTCTTCGGCATTGGTGAATAACCGGCGATCCGATAGCCGAACCGAGTGAGAACCAACCCCAATATGCCAATCCTCGTAGTAGCGCACCATCCCCGTAACAGTAACAGGAAGCACCGCGGAATATGGAGTGTATTCGTGCGTCCTGCCGGTTGGCCCCTCATACCCCCTTCCACACGCATCACACTCAACCTTCTGCTGCTCGTTGTTTCCTAAGATGATCGTCACGAACAACTTGCCAAAGCACAGTGGGCACGGAACCTCTATTTGCTTGTGCGAGTGTGCCTCAACAAGAAGAAGTCTTTGGCCGAACTCGAATGGTGGCGTCTCACTCAGTTGTGCCGGTTCGGTCATCTCGATCCTCCGCACTCTATGTACGTCATGGAACCACCGATGTCAAGAGAAATCTGTGCTGGCGGGCCGAATTTCTCCGTACAGACCGGCGGGCCACCGCCGCTGCAACGGACCCGCGAACAGGCAAGGCATCGGCCGGGCGGGGCGTAATGTCAAGCGATGGCGGATATGCAGTCCCTTTCGACAGCATCATCGGCTGTACCATCGCCCCATCCTGTTCACACCCGCGCTGCACCTGCCGCCAGCACATTTCCTCAGTCTCCCGCGCAATTCACTATCAGCGCCCCGCAGCACCCGCAAAACACCTTGCAGTGAATCTCCAAGGTGATCGTGCAGCCACAGGCCGGACAGACGGTCATGCGTCTCCTCGATCCATCGGGTACTCGCCGCCGAATGTGGTCTCGGGTTCTTCTGGCCCGAAGCACGTCTTGGCGAAGTCGGCGCGGCATGTGGCGTGGATTACTTGCTGCATCCGCTCATGGTGATCCGTACACTCATGGCAGCACACCGCATCCTGAAACGCCTCCGCGAGTCTCCGGTGCGCGGCGTGGAGAGGGCGGCAGTACGCACAGGTCCGGCAAGAGTGCGGACCTTGTGCGAGCGGAAGGGCCGCACAGCGACACGCCCCCTCCGCCTCCTTCATGGCCGTTACGAAGTCGGCGCGGGTCATCACATCACCTTTCGCACGCTGAAGCCGAGTGCCATGTCGTTGAGCGGCGACGGTTGCTCACCTTGGGGACAGATGGCGAGCCGGGCTTCGAGCCCGTCCATTGACACCCGCGCCCCGTTCAGGTCGCAGCCTGCTTCGAGCCCGAGGAACTGGAAGGGCTGTTGGCAGGCCGAGCAGACGATCCGCACGTCCGCCGCGAAACGACCTGAATCCTCCAGACGAATAACGTCCACGGTTGCAGCGAAGTCTGGATGGACGCAAGCGGTCACGCATCACCCCGATCCACCGCGCCGGAGTCGTCGGGGGTCATTGTCCCTCCCTCCTGTCCGCCTCGTGCTCCGTCAAGACACGCCGGTACAATTCGGCCTGTTCTTTGAGCGCGGCGACCAGCTCTTCGCGTGTCATCGACCTGATGGGGCGGCCCCTCCACAGAGATTCATCCGCCTCCGTCACGGCGCGCTCGGGGTCGGGCTCGTCGTGCCACGAACTGATACAGGCAGCAATGTCACCACCTGCGTAATCGGGTGGCATAAACCGCCGTGTGCTACGGGCAAGACTCCCGCACTTGTCGCAGATCAGCGGTGTGGGCCGGAAGGGGGTGAGGATGGCATCCCGTGCCATATCGCTGAGCCCCCGTCCCTCTGACGATGGCCCGTACACCCCATCCATCGTGTCCGCATCCCTCTCCGCCTGCTCCCTCCGGCCGCGCTCGAAGGCGGCGGCGACCTCGCGGGCGTGGGCCTCGGCGATCTCTTGTCTGGCGCAGTCCCAGGAGTTCAGCAGATCGCGGCCGTCGAAGTCGCTCCAATCAAGACGTACGCCGGTACAGTATTCTTGGAACTTGGCAAGCGCCTCCTCGAACGTCATCGGCTTGTCGCTCACGCCGTCCTCAGATGTTCCCGCCGCACCCGCGCCAAGACCTCCCGCTTGTGGGCCGCGCGCAGATCGTTGATCCGCTTCATCCAGACCTTCTCGCTCGGATGCTGCTCAAGCGGCAGTCCGCGTGACCAGCCCGTGAACCATTGTAGAACCTCGTCAAACGTCTGCCGCTTCATGGCGTTCCTCCTCTTGTTAGATGTCACGCCCCCCCCCGCCGCCGGACTTCAGGGCGCGAATGTCGATTACCAGCGCGTCGAGCGTGGCGCGTACAACTGGCCCACTCGGGATTAGCGTGTCGATGTGTTCGATGACACGATCCAGCGCCCCATCCTCCGCCTTCTTGGCCCGCTCCTTCCATGCGCGCTCGTTGTCAGCGTAAATGTTGGCGCGCCCTTGCAAGTCGTCCCGCTCCTTGAGCAGCGAGAGGGCGAGGTCGCGTTGCTGCAACGATGCGTTCACGATGGCCTCACGCAGGACCATTCGTGGGTGTACGCCGTGCGTTTGCGGGACTTGGAAGGCCCTATCGCGGATGCTGGCGTGTAACCTCTCGACCTCCTCCCGCGTCGGGTCACTCATCGGAACCTCCGAGCCAACTGACATTCCCCGCCCAATCCTGCGCCTCGACGGTGAGCAGCGTCACGCTCCCGACCGGCGGCACCGGCAGTCGATAGGCCAGCGATAGCGTCGGCGTGTCGGCCTTGCGAACCCACTCTCCCGGCTGCGCCGGCCCGGCGAAAAGCGCCACGAACAGGACGTACATCGCCACGTCGGGGGATGGCGAGGCGGCCCAGGTCCACATCTCAGGCACGGCTTCCCTCCTCGTGGGCCCGGCGGGCGGCGTCGATCATCTTCCAGAGGGTGTCGGAGTCTGCAACTACATCGCCCGCCTGTTGCAGCGCCTCCCACCGCACCGCCGCGAGGGCGCTCTGGATTGCGGCGTTGCGTTCGTCAGCGCCGCAGTTGCACCGCTCGGGCTCCTCGTCGTTGCAGCACTCGCCGCTCAGGGGGCAAGAGAACCAACAGTCGCCATCCACAATGAGATGCGGAACGTGCGCCTCCTTCGTCGCCTTCTCCACCGCCGCCTTCGCTTCATTCGGCATCGGGCACCTCCGGTATGCCATCGGGGTACTTCTCAGCGACCACGCTATCGAGCGACCGGCCTCTGTACGGATTCGCCCTCCTCCCCAACTCGTCGGTGAGGACGTGGAGAGAGCGTCTACACCGACTGTACGTTCCATGCGTTCCATCGCTGCGTCTGCGACAGCCATACACACGGCATGTTGCGTGCAGCGCCTTGACGATCTCGGCGGTCGGGCGGGCGGTCAGGTCGTCAGGCATCGCCCTCATCCTCCTTCCGGTTCGGCGCGTCGTGCCATTCGGAGTCGCACTCGTAGCCATAGCGAGAGTCGGTCTTGATGACGCCGCGCACCTTCCTGTCCGTGCTCGCGCAGTCCGGGCAGATGGGCGTGGTTAGATCCGGCATGGCCCTCCCTCCTCAAGTCTGATGCCGACAGGCCGGATTCCACACCCGGCACCCGATCAACTGGCTGGTCGCGTCGTCTTCAGCCGTACTGACCCGGCCTTGGTCTGCTGCGCCCCTACGCTGCGCCACGCGACCTCTTACCCCGGCGTCGTATCGCCGCTGTCGGCACATCGTTGATGCTGGCGGGCCGTCCAAATTCGCGGATTGGGTATCTCGGCCTTTGTAGCGCCGCGCCGCCGCCAGCACATCTCACCCCGTCACCGGCCCCCGCTCACATCGTATCCTTGAGCATGTAGTCAAGAAGCCGCACCCCGAGTTCCTCTCCGCAACACCCTACCTCTGCAAGGTGAACATCGGTGTATTCGTTCATCGGAAAGTCGCCGCCCTTCCATCCTCGATAGACGGTGCCGACAGCGGCCCGTGCCTGTTGAAGCATGCCGGCGACGGTCACTCCGCCAGTCGGCTCGAAGGCAACGTCGGCGTAGATTCCCCTGTACGAGTGCGGGTTAGAAAAGCCGACTCGTAGCCGCTTCTCAGGAGGCTCCTTCGTCAACCGCTCGATGAGTTCCTTCAATATCATCCGCATCACCTCCCATCAGGCCACCACACCCCGTCTTTCGCCGCAGAGGCACGGGGTCACGCACTCTAGGACGCACGCAACGCTGTCGGTTGCGGACGCGCGGCTTGCGTTGATGTCTCCGCCTCGTGGGCGGGCATTGTCTTAACAGGACAATGTTGCACGGCCACCAACGCATCTCCCATCAGGCCACCGGCCCGCGCCCCCGACCGGGGAGAGTACGCGGGAGGGAATGTGACCTGCGACAGAGCCCTCTGCCGCCCGGTCCCCTGCTTCCGGATGTCTGAGCCAGGCCGCCCGATCTGCTTGCGCCGCTGCATCGCTTGGCCCGGCTTGATGTCCTCCGGATGGCCCGTGCGCGATCCTGGAGAAAGAGAGGACCGCTCGGGGGATTGGTCCTGCCTCAAGCGCACGGACCTCAAAGGCGCTCCGGCGCGCCCAAGTCTGATGCTGGCGGGCTGGGGTAGGCATCGCCATCTCGCGTCATGCCGGAGTCGTCACCGGCGGCTCGTTTGGTATTGGCCTTGCGGCTTTTGCACGGCACCTCTGCCACGCATGTCTCTGATGGTGCCCATCTCCATCAGACGCCCGCCCTGGACGCACCACCCCATTACACGCCATCCTCACGCGACAACTCCTCCTGCCGCCCGTGGTACTTGCAGAGCCGGTGCGGGCCGTCGCACACGTCCTCGTCACACCCCGCGCAGTCTTGACAGTGGCGCTCATCGGGCGGGTCATAGTACGAGGGCGGGGGCGAGTCACCACAACGCCAATGCAGACTCACGACACCCACCAGACCGCCAGGAACAGGCCGGCGGCAATCGCCAGCACGAACACGACCACCTCGCGCACAACCTGTCGCCGGTAATGTTCGTCCATGCTGTCACCTCTTGGGGTTGCCGAAGGACTTCATCCAATATAGATGAATCTTGCTAGCCTCGGCCTTGCTGATGTCAAATTCCTCCATGACGTATGGGGTGGCACCGTACATGTTCGTGATGCCACTCTCCCGCAGGCCATCGAGGTAAAGCAGGTGCTCCTCGGTGATGCCATCTGGTCGCTCACTAGTATCCATGTCGGCCACCTCCACGTCCGCGAATCTACGATCCCCGCCGCCCGATGTCAAGAACTTTCTGCGGGTTATTTTGAGGGCTGCGCAACTCTGTGATTCCGCGCACCTTGCACAACTTCCCGTCTTGGCGTATACTACTGGCGTGCTGCGAGAGGAGCCGCAACGGTGTCTAGTCGTCATCCTGTAGCCCCCGAGGTCGAAACGACCGTTCGGAAGCATCCTCTCGCAGAGCCTGCCTCCAAGGCGACTCGTGCGGCCTCGGGGGCCTCCAATACCACAAGAGGCCAATGACCATCGAAAACCGCTTGAAATCGAGTGATGTCCTCACCGGAGAGCAGGCGGGGGCAAATTGGCTTGTGCCAGGAATTCTCTGCAAGGGGTCGATGATCGTCTTGGCCGGGGACGCTGGCGTAGGCAAGTCTATGCTTTCGTATAGTTTAGCCTTGGCGCTGGCGTCGGGCGGGGAATTTCTCGGGCGAAAACTGACCGCCGACCGCGTGCTCTACTTTGACGAGGAGAACAGCCGCCAAGACTCGGACGCCTACCACCGGCGCGTCTGGAGGGGGTTGGGCTCGCCATCCATCGAACTCCTTGACGCCAACCTATTTCTATGCCATTTCGCGCTCGGGGTGAATTACGCCAACGATCTAATCCGGGCCGCCGCCGAGGTCCGCCCTGCCCTCGTCATCATCGACACGGCCAACGCAGCCCTGCGCGTGGCCGATGAGAACGACAACGCCCAGGCTAGCGCCGCCATCAAGACCCTCCGGGCCATGCGCCAAGCCGCTGGCCGCGAGGACTGCACCGTCCTCGTCCTGAAACACGCCAAAGTCACCCATGACCGCCGCGGCAACGAATACCGGGACATCAGGGGCGCAAAGGCTTGGAAGGGCGAGCTTGACGGCGTGATCGTCCATAGCGCCATTCGTGGGCGTCCACCAGCGCACGGCCGTTATCGCAATACCTTCCTATGGCCCACAAAATCACGTGCTTATGGTCTGACGCAGCCACTTGAAATAGTCCCGGTCTGTGACGGCGACGGAGTGAAATTCGATGCGAAAACAGTTGAGTAATTCCCCGATAATCACGTGCATTTTGGGTGCATACATGTTTAGAGTATGCAAAAACCCTGTTATTCCCCGCGCCCGTTCTGTCGGCGCGCGTTGGGGCACAAGCCAATGAAATTCAGGATCCATCGCAAGACGCCTTCGTTGAATGAGCTTATGCGGCTACAACACGGGGCACGGTTGGCGTACACAAGCCGCGGGCGGTACTTGTACAGCCTAGAGGCCCGAAATATGCGCAGTTCGTGGGCCAGTGAAATGCTGCTCCCGGAGGGAGACTGGGATTCGGCCACCAAAAAGTTCATAACCTTCACTCGGATAATGGGTAAGAGAGAGCGTCTGTACGACGATGATAACCTAATTGGCGGGCTAAAACCAGTGCGTGACGCCCTTGTGGACGTTGGGATTATCGACAACGACAACGCAGCCTCGGCCGAGTTTATCTACAGGCAAGTCAGAGGCAGCGCGGGGCCGATCCTTGAGATCGATGTGTGTGAACTGAACAAGGCCGGTCGTAAGGTATCGCTAGTGCCGACCGCAATCAACCCCGGCGAGCCGTAGCCCCACCCACCGCCAGATCGTGCCTCTCCGACCGTTCTAGCGCGTTCCAAGCCCGAGTTTTGACGCTCGGAGCCGTTGAAGGGGAGAAATTGCCCTGTTGGGGGGCTAGACACCAAAACCCCGGCGGCGGGCTTGGGATGCCACACCGCCGGGGTCTCTCGGAGGGTGCTAGCCGCCGGAGAGGTCGTCTGAAGTTTTCACCCTGAAGTTGTCCGGCCTGCACCCGTTGTGATAGTAGGCGGTGAAGGCGGGTCCGTCGAGGTCTGCGAACGCCTTGTTAGCGTCAACCATGCCACCGCAAGCAAGGCAAGCAAGGCGCTGGCCCGGCCGCGGATTATCTACAGGAACAAGTCTCATAAAGCACCCTCCCGTTTTGTCCGGCTAGCCGCCGGAGAGATTGTCCGTCCTACATCCTCGTTGGGACGCAGATGCCAACCTTGCCCCAATCATTGGTGCGCCCGGACGGGACCTTGATCTTGACGACTGCGCCGCGGGGATCGCCTTGAAAGTCGGGTACCCACCCGAACGGCTTGCAGAGCGTTGCGATCCTGGTCTGTGCAACCACCTCGGCACGCTCGTCCTTCTGCGCGGCCTTTGCATCCCAATCGCCAGCTGGCGTCTGGTGGCCGTTGCATTCCCGTTCGGCAATCCGCTGGAGGCGCTGTGCCAGCCGTAGAATACCCTCAACCGCCTCGAACGCCTCCCCGTTGTGGTCGCTTTCCTGCATCATCACAGCGATAAACTCTTCGCGCTCCTTCTGATACGTCATCGTAGCACCCTCCGCGCAAACCTTGCGCCTTGACGTTGGACTGCTACACCCTGACCGGCATGATCACGAATACAGCCGTTCGCCCGTCCCTCATGTTGACGGTCAGGCGGGCTCCATCCTCGGGGCTGCGGATCTGAAAGGCGATGGGATTCCGCCCACCGTCGCCATGCCTCGTGGCCCACTTGCAGATCGAGCCTAGCAGGTCGGCGCTGAATCCGATGGTTACAGGCAGGTCGGCCATTGGGATGACCGCCTCGGTATCTGGAAACCTGGATTCCTCGGCCTTCTGAGACAGCACGGTGGGCGACTCAAGATCCGTCGCCGTGACCGTGAAGTTGCCATTCTGCCGACCGATGTGCAGGCACTCCAAGACCGGCAGGTGGCCGCGCTTGGGTAGCGCCTTGATGGCTTTCCGCAGCGTGTCGGCCTTGATCAACGCCTCGGTCAACTCCTCGGTACCAGCGCCGGCCACCTCGGGGTACTCTTCAACAGGTAGCCCGCACGACGGCACGCGGACCAGGATGTGACTATTCGTGGCCTCGACATACTCCGGCGTCACGCGGACTGACTCGATGGCCCCGCGTCCGACCTCTTTCGATGCAAACTCCACCGCGTCTGCCTGCGCCCGGTCAATCACGATTCCCCTGGACATGGCCCAATCTCCTCTAGGCGGCCTCTACCGCCTGAAAGTACGCGCTACGTTGGACTAGGTTGAACGATCTTCGCTCGCCTTGACCTCTACCACGCCGGGATTCTCGCCTACAGTAACTTGAGCCGGCTGCGCCGCCTTGGCTACCTCGAAGGCGTTGATTGCCTTGTCTATCCTGACAGCCTCGTATTTGTCCCGCGCCCACTTGCGCCGGTACGCCTTCCGGCCTTCGGTCTGAGCTCGCCGGGCCTCGGTCGCCCGTCCCTTGACGCTGATTCGATAGCGGCGGTCTCGGTCGGTCATGCTACCGGCCCACCTTGTCAGCCAGCGCGAGGTTAGAGCTGCACAGGCGTTCGATCTTCTGCTTGCGGTCAGGGGTCCAGTAAGGGGCCTCGACGAGAGCTCTGATAGTCGTCAGCGCCTCCCGCATCGCCTCGAACGCCGCGAGCAGGTCAGGGGCGGCGGCGATAAGACGGGCATTACTCCCGGCCTCTGCAAGATTGGGCGTCTCGTAGTTGATGGCCGGATCGGTGTAGAGTCGGCAAACTGCTGGCCCGCGTTCCGCCATGACATCGACGGTGCCATGCGTCGGGCTGCATACAATCCACGGCCCCGGCGTGTGTCCCTTGAATCTCTCGGTCATGGTCGATTCTCCCTCGCCCTAGCGGGCGGAATCCTGGTTAGATGTCTAATCCAAGGCGCAAGCGATTAACTCCGGTAGTCGATAGGCCGCAGACGCAGCCAACAGACCCGTAGCACCGCGTTGAATGGTTCGCCGGGTGTTCATCTTGGCGCGTTTCGGCCTGCGCCACGGGCTGAACGTCCGGCGCGTCACTCTTGGAACATCCGACCTTGTGAAACCCACGGTCCCCGCACACCCGACACGGCTCGCCATGCATCACTCCGCACACGCCGCAGGTATCGGTCGCCGGGTCAACGGTGCAGTCTGCGTCGGTCGTATGCTCGACCTGCACCACGGGCCGAACGTCGTGACCGGCGGCGGCATGGTAAGGCACGCCGGTAGAATCTAGTTGCAGTGGCGGCCTGGATGGATCGTGAAAGCGTCCCCGGTAGTGCGCCATCGGACCCGGATACCGCTTATCCTTCTCCGCACACGTCCAGCACTCCGCGACGATCCGATTGTCCGTCATGACGCCACCTCCAAGCGTGCCTCCGCTATCTGCATGGCGCAGGTCGAACAAAGCATGGCCGCGAGCCCGTCGGCGTAAGGACACCGCCACGTCACGTCCAGACATTTACGCTCGCAGCACTCGCACGTCCGGGCCTTGCGATTGTCCGTCATGGTACCTCCGGGAGTAGCGTTCCACCGCGCCAAGTAATCATCCACGGCGGCGTCCGAGTAAGTACCGGACCGCAGTCAGCACCCTCCCCGCGCCGATGACCGGCGCATTAAGACTTGAGTTGCCAATTGTGCGGCTTCGTGTTGCAACACTCGGCGATGACACCGATGATGTTTAAGGGTTCGCCGCACCTTGGACATCCAGCCAATCCAGCCCTAATCTCGACCACCTCGTGCTTGAGATTGAGCCTTGCGCCGCAGTCCCGGCAGATGCTGCCCGCGCCAACGGCAGAGTGTGGACAAAGGCGTGCCGCCTTCTCAGGTTCGCCTTTGAGAAGCGCGGCTAGGCTCTTGCGCCGCATCTGGTAGGCTACTTCCGCAGCCTCTTGAAGTGACCGCGTGTCGTGATCGGCTTCCTCTCTGTCCCAATCCCAGGATCCATCCGGCCTCTCGTACATAGCACCCTCCTCTTTCCACCCTCATTATGTAGCGCACCGCGACACGGTGCAATGGCAATCAACCGACTATCTCAGTACCAAAAGTCACACAACACGGCACGATCATTGCCCACACCACCACGCCAAATTGACGCACCTGACGAATTAGACCGCGCCAAAATGACATGATTGATACCTGTGGAGGACATGGCGAGGTACGCCATAATGACGCACCTCGGTGCAGACTACTACGCCAAAATGGCGTACCTGAGACTAATCCTTGAGACTTGAGACCGCGCTTGAGACTAGTTGAGACTGGCGTGAGACTGGCGGCCCGGAATGATCATGGGTCTGTGTAGGCCTTGCGGCACTAGGGGTCTGCGCTACGTCCGATAACTCATGTTATGTGGACCTGCCCCCAGCAGGCCCAGGTCGCTGACAGCACTAGACTTACGGCGTCTGAGCGAGTGGCCTATGTGTTATGAGCCAGGACGCATAGGTATGGGTGTGGATAGGCATAGGTAGGGGTACCCGTGGGGGGGTGCCGGTTCTTGGCGGTGGCGAAATCGAAGTGTTCCCTCCGCCATTTTCCGCAGAATTTTCAGGCGAGGTGTTTCCAGACGGTACGGCCGGGATGGGTTGGGTTGGCCGAGATGATTTTGGGGAGGTCAGCGATGGGGTTGGTGGAGCCGAGCTTGGCGGTTATGTAGGCTAGGTTTGTCTGGATGGCGGCCTTGCCTTCTGGGGTTTCGAGGCCTGGTCTGGCATGGTGGAGGTGGGTGCCGGCGATTGCGTCATCGAACACGAAGTTGAGGCCGGTACGCCAGAGGCGGTAGAAGAAGTCGGATTCATCGAACCAGAGGCCGCGGTCGAAGGTTTCGTCCCAACCGCCCATCTTGCGGACGTTGGGCATGGGCGCGGCCCAGATGAAGCCAAGGGGGCGGGGGTGGGCGGCGTTGGAGAGCAGGTTGCCAGGGGCCGTGCCGCCCCAATAGACCTCCTGCCCGTCCGGCCCGCATGAGCACTCCGCCTTGCCGAAGATGACAGCGGGCTCCTGTTCCAGCATGGCCTTGGCCTTGGCGACGTTGCCGGGCTGCTGGACGGTCTCGCTGGAGAAGCAGTAGAGCAGGTCGCCGGTGACGCGGCTGTAACCTACATTCCACGCCTTGACCGGTGAGCGCCAGCCGGGTGGGCGGTCGATGGGCATGAACACGGTGCGCTGGTCGTCCTCCCAATAGGTCCGGCAGTAGTGGGCGATGTCCGGCGTTGGAGCATCAAGCACGATGATGAACTCGTCGTGGGCCTGGTCGCGCATGGAGTCAAACACCAACTCCAGGTCGGTCGCGGAGCGGGCGTTGATGGTGATGCAAGCGGAGAGCCTCATGTCTATCCCCTCCACGGATTGACGTTGACCACTCTTTCGCTCGGCAACTTCAGTTTCTTGATCGGCTTGAGCATCCACACTTTCTTCTTGCCACACGGCCAAGCCGGCCCCCACCTTCCGATGTCACCATAGACCCCACACCACTTACACAGCCACCTCCGCGGCTGCTTGTGTGGTTTCCATGTGCCGACCTTGTGGCAATACGGACAGCGAAGGCGGTCGCGCAGTCCAACGTGCCGCAGCAGACAGAAATACTCGTGGCGTGTTGTCCACCAAACCCGGCTAAGCCAACTCCGTTTGACCTTGACGATCCGAGGCTTCATTGCGGTTTCCTTGGCTTGACTCGATAGTTCCTCCTGTTGGCTCGGCGCGTCCTTGCGTACTCTGCTCTGAATTTTCTGTTAGCCTCGAACGCTTCGAGAATTATTTGTTGCGTGCAGTCGTATGGAACGACCACCGAATAGAGTTTTCTGCGCTTCTCTACGGCCATTCGATGTGCCTCGATGTGGTATCCGACTCGGTATTCCCCATGACGTAGAGCATCTGCCGATTTTTCACGTTAAACTGGCACCGCTCGCATCCCTTGGCGTCAAGCGCGTTCATGTCGGCCAGACGCTCCGGCGACCTCCAGAACTCCGTGAACGACCGCTCCTTGAGGTTCCCGCCCTCCACCAGCCCGCGCTTGTTGTAGGCCAGAACGCAGCAGCGGTAGGCGTTCATGTCGCCCCCGACATAGGCCGTATAGTGCTGGTACGAACAGAACGAGTAGTCCGGCGCGTGCTGGCGCAGGTCGTCGAACCTGGACCCGAAGTTGTCGTGGACCTTGAACGTGTCAGTCTCATGGACCCGGCGCGCCTTGTCGATGAATACGCGCACCATGTCATAGATGCCCACGAACGGCTTCTCGTCCTCCGGGCTGAACATGGCGGAGAAGCGGATGTTGTGCGCTCCGCTCTTCGCAGCGACCGCGGCAAACTCTGGTATCTCGCGGTAGGAGTCCGGCGTGACGACGAATCCAATGCCGAGGTTGGTGTGCGTTTCGCCCAACCGAATAGCTTCGGCCAGACCCTTGATATTAGCCCACACGCGGCCCCAATGTGCCGTTGGTGTGCGGCGGATGCGGGAATACGAAGCCGCATCGCCGGCATCCACCGACACCCTAACCCAATCGAAGCGTGGCAACAGGTTCTTGATAAGGTCCGCACTCCACTTCACGCCGTTGCTTACCAGGGCACACCTCAGCCCGTGCTCCAAGGCGCGTGAGAATATCTTATCGCACTCTGGATGCACGGTTGGCTCGCCGCCGCCTGTGAATTGTATCGAGAGCGCCCCGACCTCCTTGATTTCGTCCACTAGTTTCAGAGCCCGCTCCGTCGGTATCCACCGGACGGGATTGCTGTGGCCGTAGGCGGCCTGCTTCGAGTCGCCCACAAACAACTCATTCGACGTGTAGCCGCTCATGCGGTAGGCGCAGAAGTGGCAGTCCTGATTGCACAGATCGGATAAAATCAGCTGTACCTGTTTTGGGGCCGCTGGCAACCCACGGTCGCGGGCAAACCACCAAATCATCTTGGATTCTGAGTAGATACCGGACTGACTCATCGCATCGGCGTCCTGAATGAACGAAAGAAATCGCCCACCGCCCCGAACACGCTATTTGCAGACCGCGATGCTCTAAACGCTTCACAGCCCGGGTTATTACAATACGCCCAGCTGTCCGGTTCGCCGGTTTGAGAATTGAACGTTCCGCTCGGTTGTAAGACCGTTTCGTGGCCGCACATGGAACAATACTTTGGTTTCATCGTGTCGCCGTCCTCTCTTCATCGAACTTGTAGAAGTATAGCGGCGCGCCTGTCAGCACAATCTCCGTCGTGGCCTTGGCGCATACCGCGTTCACCCAATCCACATCCTCGCCGAAGGTCTTGTTGGGGAACCGCGTGTCACCGATAGTCTCGCGTCTCCATGCCATCGTGTGGGCCGGCGGGCCGCTCCACAGCAGCGTATTGGCGTCCGAGCCATGCGCGAGTTGCCGTCGCTCCTCCGGCTTCCGGTCCCGCCAATGCGCCAGCGAGTAGGTACATTCGTGCGTGACGCCGTGGGGCTTGAGCGTGGCCCGCTGCGGGAAGCAGATCACGTCGGCCCGCGGATCGGACTTCCTGGCCGATACGATGGTGTCGTGGATGCGGCGCACATAGTCGCTCGCCACCTCGTCGTCGTCGTCGATGAACGAGACGTACTCGCCACGGGCCATCGCCAGCAGATCGTTCCGCTTCGCCCCAACCGGCCGCTTGCGGCTATCCATGAAGTAGAGCAGTTCAACGTCTGGCATCCGCGCCACGGACTGCGCCTCCAAGAGCGAATAGAGTAGTGGCTGGACGGAATGAAACCTCTCTGGAATCGCGGCGATCATTATCGACCAGAGCACTCGACCTCCTCGATAAGTGTCGTCCACGCCGCTCTTATAACAGGCTTGTCATACTCCCGTTGCCAATACTCCCGTATCGCCTGCGGGTCGCCCGGCTGCTTGAGCATGGCCCGGAGTGCGGTGGCATAGGACTCCGGCGTGGGCTCGCCAACCAGAATGCCCGGCATGTCCTCCCGCTTCCAATAGCACCCCACGGGCGGCGCGACCATCGGGAGCCCACACGCCCCCATCTCGATGCCGGCGAGGTGCTGCGACTCCATGCGTGAGGTACAGAGTCCGACGCGACAAGCCCCGATGACCTTGACCAACTCCTCGTGGGTGGCCCTCACGAACGTCCGCAGGTTGGGCGGCCCGTACTCCGGCGCAGCATCCTTGAACACCCCCACGAATGGAATGTCCGGGTTGAGCCTGGCAATCCGCACGAAGATGTCCCACCCCTTGACGGCCCCGGCGGCCCCAACCGACGCTCCAATCCAGCAGACGCAGCCGTCGGGAAGCGAGAGCGACTGTTGCAGGCCCATCGCGTTGCCTGGCTCGAAGAGGGTGAAGTCAACGGGGAGCGGGATGACTCTGTGTGGCATGTCGAGTGTTGTGGACTCGTCCTCCGGGTGTGGTATGTATTTGTCGGCCGTGAAGATGGAGTTAAACACCGTCGCTTTGGATGAAGCGATAACAGCCAACTGCATGTGGCGCTGCGGCCCCTCGGTGATAATGTCCTGCAAGAGCGAGATGGTCGGGACGGTTGCGCTCGCCTTGAGCGGCCCGAACCACGTTGCGTTGCGGATAATCAACCGAGGGATGTCATCTCCAGCGTAGCCGTCTTGAAGGAAGAAATCGATACGCTCATCGGCTTCTTTGACAAGTCCACCGAAGTCTGCTCCGGCGAATTCCATGTCAAACCACTCCATCAGATCGTGCCAGAACGTCCGGTGATCCGGCAGCGCGGAGAGTTGATCGTTCACGAGGAGGCGTCTCATGTTATTTTCAGGTTTCCCAAGGGCACCGGGTCTGACATTGGCACTTTGACCATCCCGGTCACTTGCACAGGGAAAGCGCAGTTGCAAATTGTATTCGGCTCGTAATAATTTGGGTATGTGTGGAGTATGGTGCGCCCACAGACTGGACAGTAGAACATTACGCGGCTCATGGCTTAATCTCCGCCGGATCGTGGGGAATTATCGCCCTCCATGGCTGATCAACCCCATAGAGTTGCTGGGCAGTGGCGAGCTTCTGTGGGGTGTTTGGGTCTTCAACATGGAACCAAACGCTCAACCCCGGCACATTCGGATCTTTCCATATATATCTCTGGAACTTGGCATCCCTGAGATAGTTTATGTCCCCGTGGCGATCCTTAAACAACCTTTCGTTATGGGCCACCCTGCCGTCGGCGTCTTTCAGGTGATCCCGTTTGTGTTCCAAGTGAATCCCGGAAACATCGTCACAGAAGATGATGTCGGCCCCCGCCCGCCACATGCGAATTGTGAAATCGTCATCTTCATAGCACAGTCCGTTCATGAAGGCTTCGTCATATCCTCCGATTTCTCGGACAAGTTTCATGGGAAGGAGCCAGTCGAAGCCGAGCGGTCTGCCCGCAATAGAGCAGGTCATCGTTCTGTGTGTTACCTTTTCTCCGTTGGCTAGAAGCCATTGCCAAACGTATGAACTGCCACAGTGATCCGCCTTGCCGCAAACGATGCTTTCCGGACGTTCCTTGACGAGGTGATAAGCCATTCCAACGCTGTGCGGCCCCAAAATAACATCAGATGAAATGCAGAAGGCGTAATCTTCCGTGACGAGACCGAGCGCCCTGTTCCAGGCCATTGACGGGCAGCGTGGCCCGATGGCCGGGTCATCGAGGACCGTGTAGTCAAGTGGGATATTGAGAGTGTGGCAATTCTTCTGTGTCTTGGCTATTGTCTCTTGGCGCGCCCGGTCGAAGCACACCACTATCCTGTCGGGTCTGTTGCCTGGAAGGCTGATTCCCGCGAATACGGCGTCCAAGACCTCGTCGGTGCGGTCGTGAACGGTCATGGCTATAACCGTGCCCATCAGGGCCGAACCCACAGGGAGTTTGTTTGTTTTCCGCCAGGATCGTGCCGCACAGCATAACCGCCATTCCTCAGATAGGTAAAGACATCATCGCGCACATCGCCGATGCGGTGGGCGTCGTCCTCGGTCTCGACCAGAACGGCTCGGATACTATTGGCTATCCCGGCCGCTCCGCGCAGAACCGCCAAGGCCGCTCCCTCCGCATCGATGACCAGGAACTCCGGGGGGCGGTCTTTCAACAGGGTGTCCAGCCGCAGCATGGGGACTCGCACCGAATTGGTGCTTAATGGTACAACGCTGCACGCAAACGGATGCTCTGTGATGTAGAGCCTGCCAAGTCCGTTGGTGTCGGAGATGATCGCGCATAGTGCAACGGAGTTCTTCTGCCTACACGGCCCAGACAATGTAACGCTGGAGAAGTTGTATGGACTGGCCTCGATGACGGTTGTGTATTTGCACGACAACCGATCCGCCAATACGCCGGCCTCATAGGCGCACAGGGCACCAACATAGGCCAAGGACTCACAGTGACCAAGAATTGTGCCAATGGCCTCGTAGTCTATCGACGTGTCGTGGGCGAAGCCGCAGTCCGTCAGGGCCATGTCTGCTCACCGATTTGACAATGATAGACCACGCTCCCCAGCGCCGTGACGTGTGTGAATCCGGCCTCCGCATACCGCCGGACGAGATCCTTGTCGCCGGTCGTGCCCGGTGGATTGCCCTCCGGGTAGCCGCCCACGTCCATGAACTCCTGGCGGTCTACGAGGATGGGCATGTAGAGGCGGCCTGGTTCCGTCTGCGGGAATACAAGCGTCCCGACTCCCATCGCCCCCATCCCTTCCTGCCGTATGGCAGGCTTGGCGATGGACGCGGCGTGAGCCTTGAACTCATCTGCCTTGAACTCGTCGGGGTTCTTGCCGAAATCCCTGACGTATTCTGGCATCCCAGACGGCAGGCGGCCAGACTCGATAAGCAGAGAAGTCGGCACGAGTTTTGGCGTCTTGCATTTCACATCCATGAGTTCGTCGATCCACCCGTCGCTTCCAAACATGTCGGAGTTGAGCATTACGACCCACGGTGTCGGCGCGTTCAGGACACCCTCGTTCCAGGCTCGATACACGCGATTGATGTAGAACTCGCCGGGGTCATCGTTGCGGAAGTCCACCGAGATGCGCGGGTCGGCCCGAACCTCCTCGGTCGCGTCGTTCGCCACGACTAGCCACCGATACCGCGTGTCGGTTCTAATTGAATCGACCCCCTCCATGCACCAGTCAAGCCACCGCAGAGAGCGGTAGACGAGTACGACCAGCGTGACTTCGGCGTTGCGCTCAACGCGGGGCATTGGGTTTCAATTCCTCCGGTGGCCACAGCACGAATTTCAGCGCCCGCAGCGTGGATAGCGACCTGTTCCGGCCATTCAGCAACTCGCTTACCCTCTGTCGGCTGACCCCGGCGAGCGCGGCAAGGGCGGTCTTGGATAGCAACCGCTCAAGCCTGGCCGCCTCGATCCGCCTCACCAGCACGTCCAACTCTCCGCCCACGCAACCAAGTGTACGCCATTCGCAACGGAACGTCAAGGTAGCGACTGACCATTCGCATATACGACTTGCAAGATGTCAGATATGCGTTATACTTCACAGTGACTATGCGCTTGTGGTAGTATGCATGGTCATGGGTGACAAAATGCCTATGGGTGAGGAAGCGCCGCCAAAGCCAAGCCCCTCGCGCCACACCATAGAGTCCCTGCGCCTGGACGTTGAGTCCGCCCGCGTTGGCAAGGTATGGCTCCTGCTGCCCGAGGGTTTCCGCGCCGAGGATTTCGGCAAAACCTACCCACTACCCTCGTACAGACAGGAGCTATCACTTCTTGCCTCTATCCCAATTCCGCCACGACAGACCAACGCCGGGGCCCAGTATCTCCGGCGTGCCACGGAAGCCTACAAGCGCAAGCAGGCCACCTGTAACTCTGCCCTCAACGATGCTGGCCGCCGTGAACAGGAGATCAAGCAGGCTCAGGCCAAGCTGACCTTCGACATCAAGGCCCTCAAACAGGAGGCTAAGGCCGCCGTCGAGGGTGTCCGCCAGGAGGCCCGCGAGGCCATCGCGTCCCTCAACGACCTGTTCGCGCTCGGTCGTCGTGGCATCGCCGGCCAGATGCGCGCCCACCTGGACAGCCAGCCGTGGCAGGGCGAGCCCATCACCGCCCAGGCCTTCCGCCAATGCTTCCGCATGGTGGCTCAGGCCGTCAAGGGCTTCGGGCTGCCATCCGAGCAGAAGGACAGCGCCCGCGAGGCCATCATGGAAGAGGCAGCCGCGTCCATTCTCGCCACGCAGGACGCCATTGCGCTCGCGCCCGGCAGCGCCACGGAGGAAACCGAGCATTGATGACACCAGAGGAGGTCTTGCTGGAGGCCATCGCCGCCGCATCCCTCCACGGCGACACACCCGACCTTCGACGGATGATGTGCCGGAAACTCAACTTCGCGTTGCAGCCATTCGTGATAGCCACCAACGGTGACGGAAACGACCAGCGCAAGAACGCCTGACATCGACCCCAACGTGCTGCTCGCCGCCGCCGTGTCGGTGGAGCGCGACCTTTCCATCATGCTTGGGGCCGAACTCCTCGCCAAGTACGGCAAGGAGCCCCATAGCATTGTGTTCCAGCACATTGTCGGCCGGCCCGTGGCGGACGTTGCGGTCGAGCATAACCCGTTCTGGCACTACGCGCTCCAGACTTGGTACAAGCAGCCGCGGTTCCGGAAGCTTCTGCACCCGCCGCGGCACCGTGACGAAGTGGCAAAGACCGTTGTGCTGATGGCGGCAGGCCAGTTAGACAAATACGACGGCATCCATCACCAGTACCCGCGCCGGGGGCTCAAGTCGTTCTTCTTGAAGATGGCTTTCGACTGGCTGCCGAAGCGGCACAAGATCATCGAAGATCTCGACCTCCTGTTTCTCTACTCGCACAACCTGGAGTTCCGCGCCACTGGCGCCCTCGAATCCATCAAGAACATGAACCGGCACAACCCATATATCCGCAAGCATTTCGGGGACGGCTGCGAGACCGTGACAGGCGGGCCAGCCAACTTCGCCATCCCCTTGGCCGAGTGGGGCGAGAAGGGGCACTGGAACTGGCCGTGCCGCGATCTCCAGTTCATGGCCGACGAGAAGAACATGAATGCCGATGCCGCCCTATCCAGGAAAGCCGGATCGGGCTACAACTACAAGGGGCTGGACGACTGGGAAGCGGAGGACTCGCGCAATTCCGAATCCGTCCGCGAGGACTTGAAGGACCGCTACGACCAGTTGCGCCAGCTGAACGCCCCGCCTTGGACCCGCGAGTGGGTCGCGGGGACGCCCTACCACATCCAGAGCCTCTATAAGCCGATGATCGAGGAGAAGCATGAGGACGGCACCCCGCGCTACTACGTCATCCGCACGCCCGCGCTCACCGACGACAACAAGCCGAACTTTCCGACGATTCCGCGCCTATCCGTTGAAGCGTTGGCGAAGGAGCGGGCGAACGAGATCCGCCGCCGCGGGACCGACCGATTCTGGTATCTCCAGTACCAACTCGACCCGACCCTGACCGGCGAGCAGGCCCTACAGTGGGAGTTCTTCCAGCCGCTCACCCCGGAAGAGTTCGCCAAGCGGTTCGGCAATCTCCCGAAGTTTCGCGCCGTGTATTGTGATCCGGCATGGAAAGGCGATGACAACCACCAAGAGGGCGCTGATGCTGCCATCGGCTGCATTGACTCATATTCAATCGCTGGTCAAATCGACAACGTGCTCCTCGACCTCAACGTCAGCAACGACATGGAGTCCGACGAAGGGGCCGACGAAATCCTCCGTATGATGCGCGTCTGGCACACCCACTTCTACGTCATCGAGCAGCAGGCCGACAAGCCGATGGTCGGGTTCATGAAGCGGATCTGGAAGTCCACGCCACGCGAGGCCCGCCCGACGAACCAGCCGCGCTTCATCGACGCGAAGTCGTGGAGCAAGCGGGCCAAGAACGACCGCATTTCAACCGTGGCCGGCCAGGCCAAGATGGGCCACTGGTACTACCTGAGCACGATCAACAAGGCCGCACTCTCTGTTCTGAGAACGACGGTGAACGAGTATCCCGCGTCGGTCAAGCGCGACACGCTCGACATGATGGCGAACGCGAACGCCGATGAGGTTCTGTCCCGATGGGTTCCGGTCGCCATCCCGGTGATCGAAGAGAAGTACGAGCGTCCGCCGATACAGTTCGTGTCCAGGTACACGGGGCTGCCGGCGGTCATGGTGCATTGATGGCAGATGATCTGTCTGGACGAAGAGGGAAGTTCAACCCGGCCGCAAGAAGTCCAAGTTCAACCGACTTGGCGCTCAAGGCAAGTGGAGAGGGCAAACATCTCGCCACTTATCGGGACACTAATTGGTACAAGTTGGGCGAGAAGATCATCGAGGTGACGAGGCGTGGCCGATCCGGTGGTGGATCAAGTATGGCGGCCAGTCCTTACTCACCTGGTCGGCTGGCGGCAAGGGCTGTTGAGGCAATTCCAAAGTACGCCAGACTTTTCCGTGGCGTAATTGGTCCGCCGGATGTTCGTGATGCTACAACCAAGTACCGTCGTGGCGGTAGTGGCGGAGCAGGTAGGAAATTCTGAGCACGGCCAGCGGACGCCGAAGAGGTCCGTAAACAGGAGGTAGAGACGTGGGGTTTGACAAGACAGTCCAAGCAAGAATCTGGGGCGTCACGAACCAGAACGCAGATGTACGCCTGACCGCTGGAGACTCTTCGGCGGGAACATTCACCCGCCAGAACAACCCGCTCCGCGGCACGCTCATGTGGGACGACTGCATGTTCGTGTTGCAGGGCGTGAGCGTCGCTGGTGGGGCGACTGGGGGTTCATGGACCGTCACCATTGAGACCGACGCCATTACCGGATACACCGGGATGCCAATCGCCCGCGTGGCTGGTATCGGCCCGCTGACGGCCAGCCGGGTCGTCCTGACCAACCTGCACAACAGTCCGTCCGCGCCGCTCCCCACCCACATCTTCATTGACCAGACGGCAACGGGCGGGGGCATCTGGTTCCAGTGTCACGTTCTCGCCAAGCAGTATCGCGGGGCGCTGAGTGCGTCGGGTTCTGGAACCGCGGAGCGCGTGGTCCACGGCACGATGCTTCGGGGCGCTTCCTTCGCAGGCGGGCCATTCACCGATGGCCGCGGCATGACCGAGGACGCGACCTTCACGCTCGGCACGTCCGGCACGACGATGGGTCTCCACCGGATCCGCCTGTGGGACAACGCGCTCTATTGGGCGGTTGCGGGAGTCAGCATGGCCGGCACCCACGACGTTGACATCATCGGGACCATCGGCGGGGCGACGTTCAGTATCGCCACGACTGGAACCGGCGGTGCGCTGGACGTAGCCGGCGAGAAAGTCGCCATCGCTAGCAACGTCGCCGGCCTGTCACCCAACCCGACCGCGATCATCTGGACCGAGGTGAACGCTGGCGGAGTCTCCGATGCCCGAGTCGTCGTGATGGCGAAGTCCGGGCGCGGCTCGATGTTCAAGAACTGAGGGGGCTGATATGGCATCGTTCAACGGACATCTCGCCTCTCTCACACAGACGTTACAGGTTGGGGGGGTGTCCTATGTCACCGTCTCAGCCGAAGTGCCGCAGAAGTGGTTTCGCACGGGGCTCTTTGCGATCAAGACACTCGATGGTGTGTCCGGCTCCTTCGGGGTACAAATCGTTGGCTCCGTCGGTGGGGCAACGTTCGTCATCGCCGGGGTGACAACCGTGAACTCCGCGGCGTCGAGAATCATCGGCACGACTGGTGGCGCAACCTTCGGCATCCCGCGCCCGATGTACGTCGCGTTCCAGTCGGCTGGAACCGTCACCGGCTTCACGGCGTCGGTCTATCTGGCCGGGGACTATAGCTGAATGGGGTCGTGGAATGGAGTGATTGCGAGTAGCACTCAGAATATTCTCTCTGGTTCGGGTGCTGAAAGTGGGCCTGTATCAGCGGAGATTCCAGCTAAGTTGTTCTCTAGTGCGGTGTTCGGCGCCAGGGTGACGGGGTTTACTACTGGATCTGGCGGCCACTTTGGAGTCGTACTTGTTGGGGCCATTGGAGGCGCAACATTCGTGATTGCTGGCGTGACGGCAATAACCGCCAATGGGAATTACCTGATGGGTACGACGGCTGACGCAACCAGTCTTATCCCGAGACCGTCAACATTTCTAGTTCAGGGGTTTTCTGGAGGGGCAACAATCGCCATCGGTATGGCCGGAGAATACTGAGGAGGAAGTCCATGCCACACACAGGTAGTTACTTTAGTGGAGCACTCGGGGCACTTGCCGGACGACGCAAGAAGGCGACTGGGCCAATCAGGAGATTGCCGCCGCCTAATAAACTTCCCGAGCCGCCGCCCAACATTCCGATTGGGCGGGCTGGTGGAAACCTTGGATCCCTTGCCGGTGCGTTTGGTGCGAGTCGCATGAGACGGAGGAAGATGCGTGGGAAGCCGTAACGTCAAAGCAACGTGGGATGATGGATGGAGCGGTAAGCATGTTCATCGTCTCTGGCCAGATGATCCGCCGAAGGATCGGACGCTAACCATTCAAGAATACAACGACGAGACGCTACTGTTCGTCGAGGTGGACGGCGAGAAGTTTCGTGTTTGCCGCAGAGAGAGGGTCGGATTCAAATGAGCGTACGCCACAGACACCAGCGGACGCGCTCGTTCGCTTCGTCCGCCCCCGCTCCAATCGTCAACATCGCGCAGGAGCGGTCGCGCCGGGAGTCTATTCAGCCGGGTCGGAAGCCGTCCGTCTTCATCGCGGTTCCGACTGTGAGTGGCAAGGTGAACTATTCCATCGCGCTCATGTTTGCCCGCGCAATGGCGTCCTCTCACCTCCCCGAGTGCCCGTTCCGGTTCGGCATCCATATCGAGGCTGGCAAACGCGGCCCGGACTACGCCCGCAACTGCATCGTCAACACGTTCCTGGCCGAGACCGACGCCGACTGGCTCATGATGATCGACGACGATCAGATCGTCCCGGAGAACTTCTGGCAACTCTGCACGGTGACGAACGCGGACATCGTGAGCGGCCTGACGCCCGTGTGGGTCGGCAACATGGACGCCGAATCAATGTACCGGGTCAACAACTATGGCGTGAACGACGAGAGCAAGTGCTATAACCTGCCCATTCCAGACGAATCCGTGAAGCAGCCATACCGCGTGCCCATTGTAGGCACGGGCTGTATCGCCATCCGTCGCCGGGTGTTCGCTCCGAAGCCACACGGCCTCGGCTCTGCGCCGTTCTACTTCACCTATCTTGACGACCGCAAGGTGCGTGCCGGCGAGGACATCAACTTCGGGGTCGAGGCAAACCGCGCAGGCTTCACGCTGGCCGTCCACCCGCTCGTCTGGTTCGACCACATGAAGGAATTGCCGCTTATGCAGGTCGAGAAGTATTACAAGGCACGGCGGGGGATGGAAATTGCTGGCAAGCAGACGACTGACGAGCAGAGGCTTTCGATTGGCTAAACATGAGTAACTTCGCCTTCCGCAAGCGCGACCAGGCCGCAATGGACTTCATCAACGATTGCGTCGAGCAGGCCAATTCCGTTCGCAAAGAATACGAGCCCGGGTGGTACGAAAATTGGGCCAACTATCGCGTCGAATCCACGCTTAACTCGCGGTCTCCAAACAAGACGTATCCGATGGCGAGTGGCACTACCAACCGCTTCGACATGTCGCCCATCAACTTCCTCAAGACGCCGGAATCGCATCAGGGGGTCAATACGCTCAGGGCACTACTGCTTGCGGGCCTCTTCGGCGTCCGTGACTACGTTCAGGCCGACCCGGTGGGCGATGAGGACATCGACTCCTCCAAGAAAGTCGGGCGACTTGTCATGTACGGCTTGGAGCGCCCGGGGAACTTCCGCACGAACTTCGAGACCATCGGAGACGGCCTCGTCTTTGGGCTTGGCTCGTACAGCGCCCGTTGGCGGCGCGACCTCCGGCTGGTTCCGCGCCGGATGCCCGTGCCCGACCCGACGAATCCGGGCGACTTCCTCCGCAACCCGGATACCGGGGCCATCATGACGGTGCTCCAAAACGTCAAGGTGCCAATCCACGATGACCCAACGCTCGAAACGGACGACCTGTTCGACACATGGTTCGACCCGTCCGCCAACCGCTTCGACCAACTTCACTACAAGGTCAAGCGGTTCCGCATCCGAGACGAGGCACTGGAAGCGTTGAAGAGCGACGAGAATTGGGATGCCGATGGCATTGCGCGTGTGCTGGAAGGCGAGCCGGACGAACACGCCACCGGCCCAGATCAGTCGCAGCACCCCAAACTCCTCACCGAGAACCTGACGCTCGAAGATGTCAAGGACGTGGCGCAATACGGCTACTACGGTGGCTGGATGTTCGAGGGTATGGTGCCGAAGGAAGTCGCCGAGGAGATCGGTAAGATCGACCACAACGGCGCGGTTGTCATCCGCATGGTCAATGGTATCTGCATCCAAGCCATTCAGTCGCCACAGCGGAACGGTCAGATCCAGGGCGGAACCATCACGATTCTGCCGACCGGCCGCGGCATCTACGGCCTCTCGCCCCTGACCGTCGTGCGCTATCTCCAAGACGTGAGCGACACGCAACTCATCCTGACCGTGCAGGCGCTCATCGAGTCGGTGTATCAAAACTATCTTGTCGGCGGTGGCGAGGGGCCGAACTTTGCCCACGACCTTGAGACGCGCAGGCCACGCGAGGTCTTTACTCTCCAGGGCGAGGTGGACCAACTCGTGCCGCTTCCCAAGGATTACAGCGGCCTCCAGATTGCCGTCGGCGCACTCAACGTCATCTCCCAGACCATGCGGAACGCCATGAACGCCCGCGACCCGGTGCAGGGCCAGATTCGTCAGAGCGGGGACACAACTGCCACCGAGGTCAATACGGTGACAGCCGCGGCCCTCCAGAACACCGACCAACTCGCCGTCCTCATCGAGCGCGACGAATTGCCGGTCATGGGGCGGCTGGTGAACGACCTCTACTACATCAACCTCGACGACGAGGCCAAGGTGTTCCGGCGGATCGGCGAAATGGAAACCACGTCGGTATCGTACTTCGACATCGACGCAGTGACCGACATCACGTTTGTTGGAGCGCGCAGTCTCTTGAGCAAGGCTGGCAAGGCGAACCAATTCCGCGACTTCGCCAACATTCTCGCGTCGAACCCGCTGACGCTCGCTTCGACCGATTGGCACGAGTTCGTCCGCCGCTATGGCGACGAGGTGCTTGATGTGAAGGGCCTCGAGCGCCTCATGATCAAAGACCCGGAAGAGATCGTGGCCCGGATGCAGGCAATGGGACTCTCGAACACGGTTGGGCCAGCGTCGGGTGCCGGAGCGGGTGGCGGCGCTCCACCGAGCAAGGGTCGCCGCAATCCCGGCAGCGGTGGCGCAACCGGCGGCGTAACGCCAACCCAGAGCGCCGGTGAATCTTCATGAGGGAGGAGCGAGTGAAACATCGCAGATTCGATGAGCCGGGCACGATTATCAGGCCAATCAAGGGTTTCGAGGCCATGATCAAGGCGGTCCCGCTCGATGCCTTCATCCGCATGGTGAGTGCGTCCGGCCTGCCGACCGTCGATGCGCGGGAACTGTGCGCTGCGTTCAAGAGGCTCAAGAATGACGGTGCCTAGAGGCGTGCAAGCCGCCACGCGGCGCGTCTCCGACATGGTTCGGGACATCCTCCCGTTTATGCGGAACCGTCTCAGCGCGGACGAGCAGCGCCTTGGCGTCCATCTCCGCGGCAACACCGCTATGTACGAGGCTTTGACCGGCATCATTCAGTCCAGAGTGACGGGGCGGGCGAAACTCCCGGAGCCCAGCGACCCGTTGATGTGCAAGTCGATGTTGGCGAGAGACAGGGAACTCCAGTGGCTTCTATCGCGGCTGGAGCAGGTCTATCACTCGCCGGCATCGCAACCGGGAGACACAGAGGGCGAGCCACCGGCCTAGCCGGGACGCCAAAGGAGACGGGCTATGCCAGCATCAGCCGGCACCGAGAAGATCACGGAAGAGCAGGCCAACGCAGCGTTCCAGCAACTCGCGCATCCAGACGAGTCGGAGTCTGCGCAGGTCACAACCGCCGCACCGGAGCCACCGGCCGCAGAAGCACCCGCAGCCGAGACCGTGCAGGCGGAAGCAGCAGTAACCGAAGGTGCCGAAGGGGCCGTTGTCGAAAGCGACGACCTCGTATCCCTCAAGAAGCGTCTCGACGACTCGGAGGCCCGCGGCAAGCAGATCGAAGAGCAGGCCAACCTCCGAACCCAGGCGCTCCAGCAGCGACAGGCGGAGAGCGAGCGCATCCTGCGCGACCGCTATATCCGCAAGGCCACCGTCGCCGACAAGGCCCTCAAGACACTCAGGGCCAGCCGTTCCGAACAGGGTGTACCGGAGGCGGACGTTGATCGGGTCATCAGCGAACTCGAAAGCACGATGCACCCGTCGTCCGCCAGCTACGTTCCGCCCGAGACACGAACGGCCACGACGGAGGATCAGGCGCTCGTCCTCAACAGCTTCCTCAACGAGAAGGGCATGACTGGTGCGGAGGCCGATGAGTTCGGGACGTGGATGCGTACAGAGGCCGTGAAAGTGCTCAGCCCGCGTGAACAGGAGTTGCCACGCGAGAGCCTTGACGGATTCCTCCGTATCGCCCACAACCGCTGGCAGGAAGGGGTACGTGAGAGCGTGAAGGAAACCAAGAGGAGCGATGCTGTTGTGGCGGTCCAAAGCGTCCAGCGCGTACAGCGCGAAGCCGCCAAGGCTGCGTCAGCATCGCCAACTGGACCAAGAAAACAACCGGCCGGCAAGGCGGAAACGATTGATGTGGCGAAGCTCACCAGGGACGATGTGTCCGCGCTTCTCAAGCAATCAGTCGAACAGTTCCGCTAAGACCGGCCATAGAGTGAGGTTCGACCAATGGCAGTTCTGATAACTACCTCCGGGGGACCGGAGGCAATCCTTCGCAACTACTGGAAACAGCAGTTGCTCGGGATTCTCCAAAACGACCTGATGGCTACTGACCTGATGGAATCGCAGGTTATTCCTGCCAACGCAGGCACGGTCATCGAGTTCCACCGCATCAACTCGTTCCCGAAGCAGGTGGCCGGGATCTCGCAGTTTCTTGGGTACGCGACCTTCGCGGGACTCAAGGGCCGGTCGTTCACAGTCGATTCGGTTGTCTATTCGCTCCGGCTCATCGGAAACGACTTGCAGCTTTCCGAGCAGTCGATCATGACGGCCGAGCCCAACCCAGTCCCGGTGCTGTCTGAGCGGTTCCTTTACAACGCGAAGGACACGCTGGATCAGCGGGCCATCAACATCATGGTCTCTTCAACCGGGACAACCGACTTTGGGGCTTCCCAAAGCAGCACGGTGCCGAGCGTGACCTACTTCGGCGCGTCAACCTCCGTCGCCGTGACGTGGGGGGACGGGTCGCAGACACTCACCGAGGCGACTCTGGACGCCGACATTCCGTCGCACCGGATCGCCGCCGAGACGTTCAACAGCGCCTATACCGGGCTGCGGTCTCGGAGCGCCCGTCGTCGGATGGGCGCACGCCGGGCCTACGACTGCCTCATCTCGCCGGAAATCGCCGGCGACCTGAGAACCGACGCCACCTTCCAGGACATCGCCCTCAAGGGGGACTTGCGGGGTGAGGACAAGTTCGAGAGGGCGATGATCGGAGAAGTCTTCGGAATCCGAGTCATCGAGGACGAGAACGTGTCGGTCAACTTCCCCGGCACGGTTGACACCGCGGACCAGATCATCCGTTGCCCGGTGGTCGGTGAGGGCTACGCCGCCCGCATCAGCCACGCGAAGGGTGTCGGGGTTCCGCAGGTCAACTACATCCCGCCGAGCAAGCCCGACAAGAACGATCCCTACGGGCTGGTGGGAATCATGACCTGGAAGATCTACGTCGGCAGCGGGGGCGTCTTGAACCCACTCGCCGGACAGATCATCAAGGTCGCCACGACCAGAGCGAAGAGCGTCGCCCAGGACGACGACCAGAACTGGCAGTAACAGTAAGTTGGCCGGGGGTGGGGGCTGCGGCCCCTGCCCCCAATACTTCGGAGGGTTCATGTATTACGGCTCCATCGAACACGGAAAAATCATCGCGGCGTTTGAGCGGCACGTTCCCGACTGCTACGTCCGCGACAACCGCGAGAACGGCGGCTACATCAACGTGTGCCGCGGCTACAAGGACATGCCGTGGAACGATCAGTTGTCAACGCGCAAGGTCTACCGGCAGGCTCCGGCAATCACCCTCCTGAGTTTGCCGCGGGGGAACGTAACCTCGGCCACGCTGTATTCCGGGCTGAAACTTGTCCGGCCCGGCTGGCGGCTGGAGTTCCGCAAGGCCATGAGACATCTCACCGAAGTCCAGATGCGGCATATCACGAAGGCCCTGCGTGTCGGGCAGGTATTCCCGGGGATTCGCTAGATGCCAACCGTCTCTGGAATCGTCGTCGCAACCGGCACAGAGGCGTCGGGGCGGCGGACGCTCCTCGACATAGTTGACGAATTGTCAAGACCCGTTGACGCCTCCGATACCACCGTCCGGGCGCTAGCCGCCGACGCCTTCCGTGCCGCCGTCCGCACTATGAACCGCAAGGGGATGTGGCCTTGGGAGATTCAAGACGAGGACATCACCATCACAGCGAACGAGCGGTTCTCATCGGTCGCCAGCGCCATCAAGAAGCCGCTCGCCATGCACTATCTCACAGCCGCCGGCGGCACCCCCGACCAGCCCATCCGGTACACGCCCTACGACCGCTTCGTGGAGAAATATACGCTGGACGTTGCCGGAGAAGCGCACACTTACACGGTGCCAAACCTCTTCGAGACGGGCCAGATCCGCTGGTTTCCGGTGCCGTCGGCCAACGACAATGCCCGGCTGAACTTCTATCGCGTGACGCCCGCGCCAAGAGCGGAGAACGAGCCCGTGGAGATTCCCGACTACGCCATCGAGGTCTATATGAGCCGGGCCTGGTACGAGTTGTCGAAGCGGTTGCCGCAGGGGCAGAGGACTATGCCAATCGACATGGCGCTCGGCGAAGCAAGGCTGGCCTTCCGTGAGATGTCGGCGCACGTCAATAGCCCGGGCGACCGGAGCAGGGAGGTGATGGCCCGTGGCTAGCATACCTGGATTCCGATTCGATATCACTGGTGCGTCGGGCAGCACGGGCCTACTCGGGCCGAAGAACAGTTGGCGCGTCTATGTCCTGCCGCGTGGCGGCTATGCATCGCAGGACTCCACTGGAACGCTCATCACGTTCGATTCGGCGGCTGTGGCCTCCCGATTCGCAGCGAACAACTGGCTCCAGCGCGGACTCGCCACGGCGGACATCCGGCAGGTGTCGGCGGTCGGTGGCAACTCCATCTCCATCTCCGGCGCGGCACTCACGGTCACAACGAACGACCGCATATTCCTCATCGGCAACACGCAGCCGACCATCACCGGGGGCAGCGCAACCTATACCGTGCCTGCCACGCTAATTCGCCAGCGGGACGACGACGGCGCAACTCTCTACACCAACTCGATGATCACGTCGAACTCGGACGGGCTTGTGCAGGGGTTCGCCGGGCCGAACTTCTACGACTGCATCATTCAGGATGGCAACCAGGCGAATCAAGGGTCGATTATCGACTTGGCACTTGGCGCGATTGATGGTGTCAGCACTGGCCGTGACGCACTATTCGGGGCAAGTCTCACAGTCAACGGGGCGATTGGAGTGACTGGTTGGGCGACGTTCGGCAGCACCGTCACGATGAACGCAGCGATTGGCGTCACCGGATGGGCCACGTTCGGCTCGACCGTGACCATGAACGCGGCGCTTGGGGTAACTGGCGTTGCGACCCTAAGTGGGCGTGCTGCTTTCGGCCACAGCGTCAGCATTGACGGGGCGTTTGGTGTGACCGGAGCCGCAACCTTTGGCATCAGCGGCATCATTGGCGGACTCTCCATCACGACGGGAATCTTCGGGTGCAGCAACCAAGGCAGGGTGCTTCTAGCCCTTACAAACAACCTTGCTACAGCAAACTCTACCGACCACGGAGTCACATGGTCAACCGAGGCATTTGATGTCGGTGGATTTCACGCCTCTGGCTCGTCATACATTACAATCCCGGGCGGATACGGTGGGGTGTACCTGCTAACCGCGCAGATTCAATGGGCCGATGGATACAGCGGATTCAGGGTTGCTTCGATCCGCAAGAATGATGACTCTACTTCAACGGTCGCATCCGTTCGGGTAGAGGGTGCAACAACTGGTGTTCTGCGTTACATGATGTCCGGCATTGCCGAGGCCGTGAGCGCAGATCTATTTAGCGTTGTCGTTCGTCAAAACTCTGGCTCGTCTCAAACGGTGAGCTCCGACAATACAATCGGCCTAAGTCATTTTGGTGCCGTCAAGATTGCGTGATCTATGGCAACCTTTAGTCCCACAGCCGGAGTCAACGAACGCGAGCCCACCCTGATCGCGGACGAGGCGCTACAGGACACGGACGGCGCGGAGTACCGTGTCGGTGAGACCGGCCTGTTCGTGGCGCGTGGGCGGGATCAATACGGCGATGTTGGTAGCGTCACCGGCTCCGGACTCTACGAGGCTGGCTTTGACGGCACCTCACAGTATATCGTGGCGCACGAGGGGAACAGTTTCCACGCGGCGCGGATCGTGTCGGGCACGCTGGCCTTCTCGCTCATTGACAACTTGGGCGCGAGCACGCTCCCCGTCGTCGGCACGCACTACGCCAACCGCCACTACACGGCCAACAACGTCAATAACCGACGCCTCGAGGCCACGGCCACCGGCATCACGTCGTTCCCCATCGGTATGTCAACCACGACATTCGCCGTCGGGGTGAGCGTGACGCAGGGCGTGGGCACCATGTCGGCCACAACTGGCCTCGGATACTGGGTCACGGAGTATGATAGCGTCCGGGGCATAGAGAGCATCCGCGGCGCGACGGTCCACACTGGCGCGTTCTCGTTACTCAACAGCGTCATCGTGACGGTCACGGGCGTATCGACCAACGCCCGCGCCAACCAGATCCGCTGGTATCGGAGCGTGGACGGCGGCGGCTTCCCTGACGGCGGCCTCATCAACACCACCGCCATCGGGACAACGCAGATCACCGACGCTAACACGACCACCGGCAGCCTGACCGTCCCTCAGTACGGCATCATCAGCATCGGTGGGCTGGACACTGACCGCGACGAAGCCCCGACGGCTCTCTCTACCATCTTCGGTCCGTTTCAGGACTCGCTGCTCGGGGTGGCCGTTGCGGAGCCCCGGGTGCTGCGATTCACGCCCGCTGGCTACCCCGACTCCTGGCCCTCCGGCTACGGCATCCCGCTGGAGACCCACCGACGCGACGAGATCCTGACCGGCGTGGTGCTCCCCGGCCGCATCGGCGTATTCACGAACGATTCAGTCCATGTCATCTACCGGCTTCCGCGGGACTCCGACTCCATCTTTGCGGGGGGCGAGGCGCAGGATGTCGTTACCGACGCCCGCGGGTGCGTCAGTCGCAGGGGGGCAACCATGTTCACGGCCCCCGGGGCCGGTGCGCTCGCCGTATTTGTATCGCGTGACGGAATCTGGGCCAGCAACCTTGTCCCATCGTCCGCTCCGTCGCCTCTCACCGATGGGATTGATTGGGCTGGCCGGGTGAGCGTGGCGAATCTGTCCTCGTGTCGGTTGCTGGACGACCCGATCAACCGCCGCCTCATCTTCATCCACCGCCGGGCAGCCGACACGACCCACAACACCGGCCTCTGGTATCTGGACTACCAGCGGTTTGACACCCACGGCATCCGCATCACCTTCGCGGATCATGGCCCTCTGGCCGACGCCATCACGGTCGCCGCGAGTGACGGCCACCGCCGCGTCGTCTCTATCGATTCCCGATCCAACAACGGGCAGGTCTATCTGGAGGCGACACAGGACGTGGACGATTCTCTGCTCAGAGATTCCTCTGGGTCCGTCCGCTTCCGCATGAGGACCAAGGAGTTCATGCCGGCAGGGCCCCGTGGCGCGGTATCTCTCGGCAAGGCAACTTGGATGCACGATGCCGGGCCAGCCACCATCCGGCACCGCTACTTTCATGACCGGCGCGACTCCAACCCGGAAGTCAAGTTGATGCCGGATACGACCACACGGAACGCCAGCGAGGTCTACCTTGGCCGGAGCGTGAATAGCCTGTCGCTTGAGATCGAGAGCGCGGGCACGACCTCCTACGGCGTCCACTGGATCGACATCGAGGGGCTGGAAGTCGGCCCGCTCGGCGGAAGGGCAGGGGCCTGATGGCGATACGGTTCCATCCGTTGCCGCCCGACGTATTCCCCGAGGCCGCACGTCCGTCCATCGCCCGCCTGAACATGGAGTTGCGCGACCTGTTCGGGCTGGAGGGGACGATCAGCGACCCGCGACAGGTCAGCCGGAGCGACGGCAGCATCGTCCGCCGCGAGTCGGAGAGCGTGGCCCTGACGCGCATCACGCCGTCAATCGTGTCGGCGGTCTCTGGCACGTCCACGGCGTTCGCCACGCCGACCATTGGGTACGGTACAGCCTATGCGGCAGGAACCGGAACGAACGCACTACGAAACAACGCCACGCTGCTGTTCCCAACATCACTTCTGCACTCCGGCACAACCTACACCGCGACCATGCAAGCCGCGAGAGTCATAGGTCTGCCTGGTTTCCCCGCTCCCGGCACCTTGGGCTATGGATCCATCGAAATTAAGTATCCAGACGGACCAAGTACCGTTCTTGGAACAGTCGCTATTGTCAAGGACAACGGCGACGGACTGATTCAGGGGCCACGCCTGCGGACGAGAGGCGCGCTGTGGGTTCTGCCCGAGGACGGGGAGACGGATGCGCTGTATTGCCGCCCGGCTCACAACACCAGATCGGCATTAGAGATCGAGGGGGCGCTTGAGGGTCCTGGAACCGGCCGCATCATGGGCATCGTCACATGGGGAGTGGCGGTTCCTGGCGGGTATCAACCAGGTGGAAAGTTAACGATTACGGCGTCGGGTACTGTAGAACTCCATCGTGAAGATTCTGTTATGCTTGACCTACGGCCACTCTCGGACGTTGGTCAAACCACCATCGGCGTGTTCCGTCTCGTCGATGCGGCAGGGGATCTGCTCTGGCAACTTCGTAAGGACGGTTTGGTGAATTGGGGCGATGGGGCTGGCCTGACTGACATCAACCTCTATCGCGGCGGCGCAGACATCCTCAAAACAGACGACAGCCTGAGTACGCCGTTCCTCGTCGGGCCATCCGTGCATACGAGCGTCTTGCAGCCCGTGAGTCAGACGAGTGCCGTTAACTACTTCTCGATGACGAACGCCCTTGCGGCTGGCGCTCCAACCCTTGCAACAGTCGGTACAGATGCCAGCATCGATCTTGTCCTCGACCCAAAGGGAAACGCCTTTGTCGTCCTAAGCGGCCCCGTGAGTATGAGCGGGACCGCAGCAGCGGCTACCGCAACCTGTCAGATCACGCAGCCGAACACGGGGGGCGTGGCGGGTGAGCACATCACCTTCAACGACAAGGCAGGCGACCCGCCATCTCCCACGACGGGCGGCCTCTGGCGCAACGCAGGCACGCTCAAGTATCGTCGTGCCGCCGCGACCATCGACCTCACGACGCAGTTGATGAGCACAGCGAACAACGCGCCGCTGACGCTTACGGACGACGCCACCAACCTGACGCTGACCGCCGTAGAGCCAGGAGTCGGCTACTTCGCCATCAAGAACTCTCAGCGCGAGCAGCGGTACATCTCGCCGCTGGCCCGCTACCGATGGTATCAGGCGGACGGAACAACCATCGGATTCGAGGTGGACGTTGGGGTGACTGGCGGTGGGGTATTCTCCGGCTCGCCGCCGGAACACACTGGAACGGGGGCCAATATAGCCGCCTTTCTAATGAACAGCTCCTTCTCCCCGACGAGCGGAGCGATTGGGCTCCGTCAGGGTCACAGAAACCTGTTTCGGTACGGCGCGACAACAACAGATGCAGCCGCCAAGGAGATATTCTCCGGCCACTTTGGCATCAACTCAACTGCCGGGAACACGCTCGGCAACAATTCTGGTGACGTGGCCGGGATCCTCAACCTCAAGTTCGGCGGAACATGGACGGTCGGTGCGGCTCGAACGCTTGCCAACGCCTACGGAATCCGCTTCGAGGTCGGGGCGATTACCGTCACGGGCGCCCTCACGAACGCCTTTGGTGTGTATTGGCCCGGGTGGGGTGCAGGGACGAACAGGTGGGCGTTCTACGCTGCGGCTGATGACTCTGCGCTGCTTGGTAAACTCAGCGTCGGAACCGCCACGGTCTCAACCGGACAATGTAGCGTGGATCAGGCATCCACGACCGCCGCCATCCCGTCACTCTACCTGAACCAGGCCGATGTGAGCGAAGAGATGATGGAGTTCAACACGACCATCGGCACCGGCAACGCCATCGAGGCCGTCGCTGCGAAGGTGCTCACGACGACACACTTCGTCAAAGTGACGATACCCGGCGGCCTAACGCGGTACTTTCCTGTGGGGACGATAGCGTGACCGACTTCAGGGTACTTCTCGACATCGTGGAAGCGCTCGGAACGCCCATCCTCGCGTTCCTCGCGTGGATCGTGTACCGTGTGAAATTCAACGATCTGCCGCATATTCAATTGCGTCTCGATGAGGTGGTCGAACGCACCAGCCGCATCGAGGGCATCCACGAAGGCATTGCGCTCGAAAGGACGAACCCGAAATGAATCCAGCCGACGCACTCAACGTACTCATTCAGGCCGCCAGCCTTGCGCGGCTGACCAAGATGGAGCATATTCAGATCGAGCAGGCCGCACAGGCATTGGCCGCGTTCGTCAATGAGCACGTCAGAAAGGCCGAGGATAAGCCGCCCCTCGGACCCCGTGCCATTGCGTCCGAGCAGCCCGTGGAGGGATGAGCGATGCCCCATGACATAGGAGATCTGGTCTACTTCTCAAGCCCGGCCGGGCAGTTCGGCTATTACGATCCCGGGACCGGAGATTTCTTTCCGGGTGATCAGGGCAGACAATCGAGCGGTAGCTACAACCCGATAACTGGTCAAGTCTATGGGACTTTCCCAACTTGGCTCCTGCAAGACCCAAGTTTCTCCAGGCCGCCGGTCTTTACTGGACAGTTCGACCCCAACGGCGACCCTATCTATAACGACCCATTTACCGGCCAACGAATAACCGGGCCGCCGCACTCTCGTTACTTCGATCCGAGCGTAAGGCCACCGGCCGGGTCGCCACTGGCAGGGACGCCACCGCCACCGCCTGGAACGCCGGGGTCGCCACTCACCCCGCCGCCTATACCGCCCCGGCCCGTAACGCAGCCTCCGGGCGGGCAGCCACCAGGGACACAGCCACCCGGAGCACAGCCACCAGCTGGACAGCCGCCTCCGTCGTCGGCCACCCCGCCGTCCAGTCCAAGCACCCCAACGTCACCGGGTCCAAATGGATCGCGCGCAGACTGGCTGAAATACATCGGGACGATACTGGGTTTGGCCGGAGGTGGCACGCAGCTGGGAAGCACGCGGGAGGAAAGAGACCTGCGGAAGATATCCACCGCGCCGTTTTCAAGCGGGACGATCCAAGGTTTCTTGCCCGGGCCTCTGCGGGCACCATTCACGGACCCAATTCTCGGTGCCGGGATAGAGGGCATCGGGGATCTCATTCGGAACCCGGGCGGGCTCTCCCCGACTGTCTCCGACGCCATCAGACAGAGGTTGGCGGCCGAGTCTGAGTCCATCGCGCAGAACTTCCGCGGTATTGGAGCAAATCAGGCCGGGAGAGCAGCCCGCGAAAACGTCCCGGTCTCTATCAAGACGGCGCTCGGTTCAGCCCTTGACGTAGCGCAGGAGCGCGCCCAAAGGGGGGCACGACGCGAGGCCCTGATCGATAGCGACGCACTTCGGCGTCAGGATCTTGGACAGACCTACAATCTCCTTGACGCGCTGCTTCAGTTCACATCCTCTGGCCGCGGGCAGGCCATTCAGGGGCTTGGCGCGGCATCCAACAATGCCCAACAGAGGCAGGCGTCCAATCTGGCGGCCTTCGGGAGCCTGCTGTCGAATGTAAGGTTCCCGGAGTATCTAGGGAACCAGCGCGGGCCGGGGTAGCGAGGACACCATGCCATCACCTCTATTCGGCGTCGATCCTTACATGGAAGGCCAGCCGGGAGCGGCACAGGGCACCTCTCAGACGTTGGCACAGCAGGTGGAGGAGTTACTGTCACTTCTTGGAGAAGCGAAGGCTCCAGAGCAACCGAGAGTCGGCGTCGGCCAGCAGATTTTCGGCTCTCTTGGCGATGCTCTTCAGGCGATGGCCGCCGTCCGCGCTGGCGGTGCCCCGCCACAGATCGGGGCGTTCGCGGCGCGGACGCAGGCCAGACAGGGCGCGTATGAAAAGTCCATCGCCGATGCTGAATCCGAAAGGCAGGACTTCAAGAAACAGATTGTGCTCAAGTTGATTGAGGGCAGAATTCGGAAGTCGAGTGGCGGGGGCCTCGCACCAGAGACGGCGTTCGTAACGGACGAGAAGGGCAACACCTATTTCGTCGCCACGCCAAGGGTTGAGGGTGGCGGACTTGGTGGTGGGGTACAATACGTCCCGCTATCCGCCAATGCCCCACAGACCCCTCTCGGACAACTCCGACCGGCCAGTCAGGGCCTGGATATCCGCGAGGTTTTGGGCGGACTTGTTGGGGTGAACAGGATGAATCTCGGTGCCGCGCCCATAGCGGCTCCTGGTGGCGGAGCGCCTGGTGCGCCTGGAGGACCACAACTCCAGCCGCACCCAAGAACCGAAGATGTCCGCCGTGGCGCGTTCTCACTCTCGGTTATTGACTCGTTCAAGACACTAAACGACCTTGCCGGAGCCTATGCCGCCAAGAAACCTTCGACCGCCGGGGCGCTCCTCAAGCAGACTCTCCGAATAGGTGAGGTTGGCCGAACCGGCGTTGGTATGCTTGACCCGGAACTCGAATTGCTCCAGAGTACCAAGGAACTGATCGGCGAGCAGGTGGCTTTCCTTGTCACCGGGCAGCAGATGGGCGAGGAGCAGGCTGGGCGGCTCATCAACCAACTGCCAAGCGCCGCACTTCTCACGACGGAGGGCGGGAAGCGCACCTTCGCGGCCCAGATGGCCAAAGCGCAGAGGTTCTTCTTGACGATTCTCAAGACAAACGCGCTGGCGACCCCAGAGGTATTCACCGAAGAGGAGCGCAAGTCGATTCTGTCCATGCCGCTCCCGTCTGTCAGTGAGGCTCTTGCCGGAGATGCGCCTGACGCAGAGGCGGAGCGCAAGAAGAAGGAGATCCTCAAGAAACTCCGTGGTCAATAACGCCGATGCCAATCACGATTGAGAAACTGAAGATAGCCCGCGATTCGCTAATCAAGGCCGGGTTCAGCCCCGACGAGGCCGATGTTATCCTTGAGCCGGACATCAACGAACTGGCCGGGAAAAAACCCTCGGTGTTCGAGCGCAGCACCGGGGAATTGGGCCTGGCTGGAGCACAACAGGTCGCCGCTATCGCCGCGCCGTTCCTCGCCGGTTCCGTCGCCAGCGGGCTCGGGGCACGGCTGGCTGCAAATCCGAAGGTGGCGTCAGCCGTCGAAGCCATCGGTGCCGGAGCCCGTGGCAAGATCGGCAGGGCGGCCGGCCGCATCGCCAGGTTCGGCGCAGAACGAGGAGTGGAGGCAGCGCAGCCGATCCTGGAAGGTGCTGGTATTGCGGCTGGCGATGTTGCCGGTCGGGCCATCGCTGGACAGCCACAGGATCCAACAACTTCGGCCTTGACCGGCGTTGGTGGGGCTACAATCGGAACCTTGGCCCGCGGGCTGATTCGCGGAGCCGGGGCCGTCGCGAATGTTCCTAGCATTGCCACCAGAGAAGTTGGTGTGCCAACCGGCGGAATCATTCCGGCCTACGGCAAGGTCATTCGTCCACTACCGCGCACAGCTGGTCAGGCCAGCGCCGGGATCTCATCAGAATCTAGGCTTGTTCCGAGGTTCGAGTCTGCCGTAGCCCGACTCAGAAACACGGCCACGCCCATGCGTCAACAGAAACTCAAGTTGATCGCCGAGGCTGAAGTGACTGGTGCAAGAATCGACCCGGAACCAATCATCGACATCCTACTTGGCAAGGTCGCAAAACTTAGGATGGAGCCGAGTACTAAGGGTCCATTTACAGCCTATTTGGACGACTTTGCCAATAACATTGTGGATGAGGCGGCGAAGCGCGGCGGGACGTTCAGCCCACTCGAATGGGACGAGTTTATCAGGACCAACCTCGCACCCAAGGCCTACACGATGGCTGGCGATCCGGTCTCGACGCGCATAGGCCCGATCATCCGCGAGGTCAAGAACGAGGCGGCGAAACTGCTGCGAAACACCTTGCCGGAGAAGAGCCGCGGACTCGACGCCCAAATCTCGCAATTCCTTGGCAAGGTCGAGGATGCCGAGGGCTGGTTCGGTGGAGACCGCGCTGGCATCATCAACCGCATACGGACCCTGCGTCGCCCTGGCAACGAGGACAAGATTGCCGCGATGAACTTCTTGAGTCAGAACGCCGACAAGGGGCTGGCGAAGGCCACCATGAAACTCGCCACGCAACGATTATTCACGACCGACATACGCGAGCCGTTCGGGGAGGCAACCGGAGCGTTTGGAACCTTATTCAAGACGCCACTCGAAGCGGCGGTGCAAGTTACGGCCCCGCTCCAGCCTTTCATCGGGCCAGCAGCGGCGGCGGTTGCCGGTCCAAGGCCAGCGCAATACCTCTCAGAGCAGACCGAGGCGTTTCTGAGGTCGCTTGGCTTGGAAGAGCCAGCCCCACCGCCCTACGTCGGGCCAAACCCATAGCCTAGAATCTCAGCCCGTAAATCACCGAGCAGTTCGCCGCCGGAATAGCGCGAGCGCGAAAGTCCTCGTCAATAGCACCAGCAACGCCCAGACCGCAGCCCACCGTCCACCCAAAGCGGCGGGACTTGGCCTTGAGGCGGGCCATCTCGGCTCGTAGATCCCACACATTGGCCGTCCTTTCGGCGAGCTCCTGCGCGGTAACGCAGATCCAGCCGGGTTTACACCAGTCGGGGTTCTTCGGCTCGGCAGCGGCGGCAATTCCGCTCGCGCCCACTAACAGGATGGCGACGGCAAGGACGGCGGCACTGGTGGCCCGAAACCTCTTGGCGGCCACAGAACCGGCACAACGCAGCACTTTCACCAAGTCCCTCGGCAGGGGATTTGAGTGAAACAGAGCGTGCGACCTCATTGATCGTCCGTTGCCCGACGGAAGGAGTCAAGAACCTCGTCGGTCTTACCGGACTTACCCGCCTCACGGACCTTGCGCGCCTCATCTTCCGCTCGACCTGCGGCCTCGTCATGTGCCCCCTTCCGCCAGCGGTCCCAGGCCCACCACGCGACCATGCTGAGGATGCCGGCCGGCGTGGTTAGGACGGCCCAAGTGCGGCTAAGGAACCTTGCCATTCTTCGCCTCGCTCCAAGCCTTGAACCCGCCGCCGCCATAGAGACCAGCACAAACTACTCCAAGCGGGCCTGTGAGTGCAGCCACATCCTTGCCGAGCCACGCCAGCACCGTCATGGCCGCCAATGAGAGCGCCGCGAACAGGAAGAACCCCGGCCCCCGACCGAGTAGACGCAGACTGTCCATAGATACCAGCACTCGACCTCCTCCTCTTCAGGCTCCTCGCCGCTGATCATTGTAGCACCACTCAAGAATTGCCACTTCGCTCCGAAATCCGAGCATGAAACTGGCAAGTCTCCACGGTGCAACCGCAAGTTCACGCATCTTGCATCTAAGTGGAATCTGTCGGACGAGAAGCCATGAAATTATTGACCGCACACACCCGCGAAAGGCAACGCTTCGGATAGCCAGCCATGCTCCACGACGAGCCTCCAGCGGCGTCTTGGCTGTGGACACAGATAGGCGAATTGCCGTGAACCTCGTGAACCTCACGCTTGAACATCTAGTTACGTTGACGATCATACGCCCACTTCGCTGCGAAGCCAAGCGCGAACACCAGAACGTAGGACAGGAATATCGCCATGTTCAAGTCTCCTTAAACAAGCCGTCCGTTAGTAATGGACAGCGGGTTATCCCGATACTATGCGTCGGGAGCAGCGCCCCGGCGGTCCAGTCGCCGCCGGTCCTAGGCGCGTTCACGATGCCCGGCCAGCGCCAATACCGGAGTATGCCACACCATCTGGACCGACAAACCGATGACCGAAGATCCTGCTGACGTACAGGTTGTAGTTCCCATTCGCCTGCAAGAACAGCGTGCTCACCGCCTGTTGCCAGTTCGTCGGTGCGCCCCGCAGATACTTCTGGTCGTACCTGCACAGACACCCAAGCGACCCGCCCTCAAGCGTCTTGTCGTTCCCGTGCGTCACCTTGGGGAAGAGCGAGACATCGTGTGTGTGGCCGTAGTAGATACACACCCCGTAATGCTCGACCATCCGCGCCGCATGGTACTTTGACACGATGCGGCCATGCGTGAAGTAGGCGTTCCCAAGCCGGAACAACTTG